GGCCAGCTGTGGCATGCCGGCTTACCCCCTGACTGGTACTCGTTTGTCGCTGCCAATAACATCCGCGCCCTGAACACGCGGCTAGCCCGCATCACGGACGACTGGAACCGGGTCGCGATCCACTACAGCCAGCACCCGATCTACGGGTCCGACCCGGAGTGGGCGCGCAAAACGCGCGAGTCGCGCCGCATGACCCGCGCGGCATGGGATGCCGAGTACGAGCTGAAGTTTGGCTCGACCGACACCCAGGTCTATTCGTCTGAACTGATCACGCGCGCCTCCCGCGGTCACTGGCGCGAGTGCGGCTCCGTCGGCCGCAGCTACGTGATCGGCATCGACCCCAACGCGGGGGGCAACGACTACTTCACTGCACTGGTGTTGGACATCACTTCGGCCCCCTACGAAGTCGTGGGCATGTACCACGAGAACGGCAAGAGCACCGATTACAGCCTTCGTCATGTCAAAAGCCTCATTGAGGATTACCTCCCGGAGCGGGTAATCGTGGAAAAGCAGGCCATGGGCGCCGTAATCGCAGAGGCGCTGCAACATGTCCTGCCTAACTACGCTATCGAGCTGTTCTCTACGAGCCGCCCCAGCAAGACCACAGCGACTGATCGCGTCCTGTACCTGATGGAGCGCGACGAGCTGGTCTTCCCCGAGGGCGTCATCGCCAACGAGCTCCGCGCCTTCCAACACAAGGAGAGCGGAGCGCGTGAGGCAGCCGCTGGCGCCCACGACGACTGCGTGATGGCGCTGGCGTTTGCCTGCTCTCTGATTCCTGAAACACCGAATACCGCGGGCTTCTTCGCCCACATCTGAACTGCACCATGGGGTATTTCAACTGCACCACGAGTACGGAGACGTACTACCTGTCGATGGCCAACCGGCCCTTGCCAGCCAACAGCACCAGCCGCTATCGCGGTGTGTCACGCACCAACAGTGCGAACTTGCCGTGGCGAGCTGCCCTGGGTTACCGCGGCGCCCGCCACTACCTAGGGACGTTTGCCACCGAGCGCGAGGCAGCCCTGGCCTACAACCGGGCGGCGCTGCGGATCATCGGTGACCACGCTGTTATCAACGAGGTGACCGAATGACCAATTCCCAACCAACTCCTAATCCAGTCCCAATTAGGAGTTCGCTGGTAGAGCGAGTGAGCTGCGCCATTGATGGGCGGATCAACCCTGACCAATGGCTGCACCAAGACGCTGCCCGCGCCGCGATCCGCGAGGTGGCGGCGTGGATGACCAGCAATCCCGATGTTTACTTTCCGCCTGCGCTTTTCTTTGCGCTTGAGCAGGAGGCCGAACGATGACCGACTTCCACCCCGCACCATTCCAAGACTTCTCCACCGAGCTGCGCGACCCGTGGCCCTGCATTGAGCGTTTGCGAATAGCGCTGGTAGAGGCGCAGTATTACACACCAGGCTCAGAAAACACGACAGGTCTTGCCATTGACTCACTTCTTGAACTCTTGCCCAACGAAGATGACTAACCACCCCATCACCCCACCGCCAGAGCTGGTGCAGCAGTGGATTCAACAATCAACCACTACTGAATGCACCGCTTCTCAAGTGGCCACCCGCGCCGCCCAATGGGGCGCCGACCAGGAGCTGGAGGCGTGCTGTGCGCTGATGGATGACTGGGGGCTTGAAGAGTCTGATCTCCGCGCGGCCCGCCGCCCCAAGCCTCAAACGCTGAACAGTATTGCCTTGCAAATGCTGGGCACCATTGAGCGCGATGATTACTACCTGCCCGAGATCACCGACATCATCCGCCGCGCTTTGGAGGCCGAACGATGACTAACTCTATTACCCCACCTCGCGAGCTCATGGAGCAGTGGGCTTCTGAAAAAAGTTACGACGAACGTGATTGGCTTTACGAGTTTCATATTGCAACACGCGCTGCCCAATGGGGTGCTGACCAACAACTTGCAGAAGATGCAAAGTGGCTGGATCATAATACTCTGAATGAACCGTATCTACGGATTACTCCAGTAGGTGAATCATTAAAAGAGGCGATGCGCCCCAAGCCGCCGAGCTTGAAGGAGCGAGCGTTGGAATTAGCAAGACCAGCAGGAGCAGAAGGTGCGTATGTCACGTTTGGCCCCGAAGAGCTTGGACTTATCCGCCGCGCCCTGGAGGCCCTGCCCAATGACTGATTTCTTCATCGATTCAGAGACCGGCCGCATCGGCCAGCTCTGGTGGTTCAACTCCAACAACGTTGAACGCCTCTGGATGGGAAATGTATCTCCTTGGGTCAACAAGTGGTGCATCCGCTGGGGCACCTGTGGCTTCGGTCGCAATGTCCGCGTCTGCATGGAGCCGATTGATGACTAACCCCACCGACTGGCGAGCGCTGTGCGCTGAGCTTTTTGAAAAAGTGGAAGACGTGTACATCGGTTCGTCTTGTTTAACTGAACTCCGTAATCGCGCCCGCGCCGCCCTGGCCCAGCCCGAGCCGCAGGGGCCGACGGATGAGGAGCTGGTTGAACTCTTTAATGAGAACGACTGGAACTTCATCAGTCCAGAAACTTTTATTGACATTGCTCGTTCTGTACTGGAGTTACATTGACTAACCTCTCCCCCGCCGCGCAGGCGGTGCTGGATGCTGCACACAACAAGTGGTTGGATGTTGATGACGACATCCCCGCGCAGGTGACCGCCGCCGCCCTCCGCGCTGCTGCGGATCAGGTGGTGCCGGAGCAAAGTGAGCCACCCTGCGGAGAAGGTGAACCGTGGCCCCAGAGCTATCAATTGATGGCCGATTCCAAATGGGAGCAACGGCAGAAAACTCGCGCCGAACTACTCGCCATCGCCGCCGAGCTGGAGGATCAATGACAGTACCCCTGATGTTCGAGCTTCTCGTCGTCTACGTCGTGGCGTGCTGCTTGGCGCTGTGGCTGGCGTCCAAGCTGCTGCCGTGATTGGGGTGTGGAGGTGGCGTCGGCTCTCGCGCCTGCACGCCTCACCGCAGCCTCCACACTGCGGAATGCCCAGTGATTCCTTGAAATCATTGGACTAACAGACTAGCAACTATGCCGGGTTGAGCCAGTCCCAGATACTGGCTTCTCGATCCGGTGACCACGAGGGCTGACTCCGGAACCAAGCTCGCCAATCAACCTCTGACCCCTTACCTCGATTGCATTCAGCGCAAGCAGCAATCAAGTTGTGGGCAACGGTGTGACCCCCTTTGCACCGAGGACGGACATGATCCAAGGTTCCGGCTGGCTTACCGCAATAGGCACAACGGGACCCCCAGGAGTCGAGGATCCCCTGCCGAAATCGCAGCTTGGCGCACCGTTTTGAGCAGAGGAGGGAGCCATCGATGTGATGGTCCAACATGCCGGCGTGGCAGCTTTCCCAGCCTACGGACCAGAGCAAAGTCCCGGTCGCAGTCTGCAACAGAGAAAACCGTGACCTCGAAATCTAAACTCGTGCACTTGAAATCTAAACTCACACCTCGCGAATCTGAACTCGTGCATCCGGTATCTAAACTTGTATACCGCTAACTCGCATTCGCGCCCTATGCGCAAGTTTGCAATTTGGCGATACATTTTGCATATCCCGCCGCGTCTTGCGCTGTCGTGACGCAAAACACTACCGATACCTTCCGGAATGATGGTGCTTTAGTCAACGTGTTGACAGGAATGGGCCTGTCATCTCGAGACAAGACAACAGCAACATCTGTAGCAGCAAAAGCCTTCCTCTCAGAAGCGGAGCTCGAGGCCCTCTATAGCCATGGCGTGCCTCGTCGTTACGTCGATGCCATTGCTGACGAGATCCTGCGCCACCGCACCACCATCGTCCTGGGCAGCGACACCGAGCCTGATGCGAACGACACCATCAGCAGCTTTGAGACCTTCCTCCAGGCCACACAGTTTCACTTCGCACTCTCCGAGGTCGTCAAACTGCAGCGCCTGTACGGCGGTGCCGGCCTAGTCCTGCTGATCGACGACGGTCTCCCCGAGGAGGAACCGGTCGATCTTCAGCGCATCCGCGCGGTCCGCGGCTTCGTCCCCCTGTCCCGGCACGAGCTGATCCCCGAGGACTTCTCGATCACGGACTACTCGAAGCCGTCGCACTACCGGATCACCACCAGCCAGAGGATCACCCCCGACCAGACAGGCTCGTACACCAACGTCCGCATCCACAACACCCGGGTCGCGCGCTTCGACGGCTTGTATCTGCCCTGGAACGTCCGTGTCCGCAACACCGGCTGGGGCCAGTCGGTTCTCCAGCTGATCTGGGAGGCCTACAAGCGCTACGAGTCCACGATGTCGGGTCTCGAGACCATGACCACGGACTCGGACCTGTTTGTCCACAAGATCCCCGGCCTGTTCCAGCGGATTGCTTCCGGAAACGAGACGGATCTGCGTAAGCGCCTGGAGGCCAACAACCTCAGCCGCTCCGTCTACGGCGGCATGGTCGTCGACCAGGAGGAAGACCTTCAGTTCCTCAACCGCGCACTGTCCAACATGGCGAGCGCCACCGAGCCCTTCATCAAGGATCTCCAAGCAGCCACGGGTTGGCCTGCATCCATCCTGATGGGCGACTCCCCTGGTGGTCTTGGTAAGGAAGGCCGCTTCGAGGAACGTGTCTGGGCTTCGTTGGTCGAGCAGTGGCAGGAGGTGTACTGCCGAACCCCTCTGACCGAGGTCTTCACCTACATCCTGGCCAGCCGCGAAGGCCCGACCCGAGGGCGTGTTCCGGAATCCTGGAGTGTGCGCTTCCCGAGTGTCTTCACCCAGACCGACGAAGAGAAAGCAGGTCTCCGCCTGCAGATGGCTCAGGTAGATGCGCAGTACATCAACCTGGGTGTCCTGAACCCCCTCGAGGTGCGCGAAGCCCGCTTCGGCGGTACCGAACGCTTCCTTCCAATCGCAGATGGCGGGCTACGAGGCTCAACTGTCTGCGATAACGGCACCGCAGCCCGGTCTGCCTCCGGCGGAAGAAGAGGAAGACGATGAGGAAGAAACTGCAATCCTCCCGCCTGGCCGTGGCGACGCCTCCCTGTTCGATCACTACGAGGCCCACGGCCTGCGGATCGCTGTTTCGCACGAGCTCAGCGGCATCAAAGCCGGCTATCTGGTAGGCCCAGATGGACAACGCACCGATGCCACCGAGGGCGCATCCCTGATGGTCTTCGGTCCCAACCGCACCAAGGCCTACAAGCTCTACCGAGCGCGCTTTGTCGTCGACGGCGCCTTGATTGACGGGCCTTATGCCACGGGCTTCGCCTCCTTGCGCGCAGCGAAGAGCGGCATCAACGCTTTATTCCCTCGGCAGACTGTGGCAGGGCTCTCCCCTGTACCCGAGGGCGAAGTCGAAGCACTCCGAGCCGCCTGGGAGACGTACTGATGAACAACACCACTCCCGAGGGCTTTAGGACTGCGGCCTATCTGGCCGCCAAAGCCCGACTCGACGCGCGCAAGACCACGCGCAACGTCCAGTGCAACCCGCCCAACGTCCGCTGCGGCAACCGCTGCATTCCCCCGAGCTGGGACTGCCGCCTTAAGGGTCAGGGCACTGACCCCCACCTCCGCGCTACCCAAACCGACCCCCTCGGGGGCCTCGCGAACATCCAGCGCGGCGCCTCCCGTATCGCACGTGGCATCGTCCGGGGCAATTTCTCCGAGGTCGAGGGCGGCAAACGCGCCATCATCCGCGGCACCGTCAAAGCCGCCCCTGGCAACCTACAGCAGAAGAAAGAGCTCCAGAAGAAACTCGAAGATCGCACCCGTACCATCGGCATTGGCCTAGCCGTCGTTACCGGCGGCCTCGGGATCCACTCGATCCTGATGAAGAGCAACACCTTTGGCTACCGAGAAGGTGTAGGCGCCAACATCAACAACTCGGTCCGGCTCGGCCTGAGTCGTGTACTTGATGCGACTCCGATCATCGGAGCGAATCGAGCCCGCGTGCGAGCTCAAGTCCAATCCGGCATTGAAGCCCAACTCCAAAGGCAGGCCAACCCTGTCGAATCTGTACTGACAGGCCAACTAACGCGGACTACGCCCGCCCAGGCAGACACCGACGCTAGGTCAAAGCTTGTCGTAGCTCTGCAGGCTGTCAACGATAGCCATCGCGGTGCCACATCCAGTTTTGACGCCTGGAATAAGGAACACCAACAAGTCTTTTTCAACACAACTAAGCACGAGAGTGGTGTTGGTCTTGGCGTTAAAGAGGAGGGCAACGTCTTCGCACGCCCTGCGACCGATGAATTCCTGGCGCGGCAATTCAAACTTCAGGGAGATGACACGCTAACTTCAAAGTCCATCAAGGATGCGGTTCAGCGCCAACTCACTGATTACAAGAGCTCTCTTCTTGATCTTGCCCAGCAGCAAGGCTTTGCGATTACGAATACACGCAATGGCCGCGTCATAGCCGAGAAGGACCAACGTGCCTTCATTCAAGGCGTTGTCAATTCCACCTTGCCAAAGGGACAGGGCTCTCTAGCTGTTCGCGGCGTACTGACGAAACACCTTGAGGACACCCTGAGCCTCAGCCCTAAAGGGCGCACGGATGCTCTTTATCGGGCTACCTACAAAGGTTTCGATGAGTTTTACAAATCCCAGGGATCCGTCATTTCCAATGTGACGCAAAGCGCCCGCATGACAAAGGCTCTGCGTGAGACGGGGGCAGAAGAGACAATGCTCAACGGGACCATGGCCCGCTCTCAGTACCTACTGGGACTGACACGTCCTGGCCAACGAGTCCAAGGCCCAGCGCATGCCGAGCTTGTCCTGCGGGACTACCACTCCGAGGTAACCGGCACGGGTCCCCGCCGGATGTACGCCGTTACCGACCGCCTCGCTGTAGCGGCAGCCTCCGAGTTGGAAGGACGCACAGTCAACAAGGGGGAAGCGTTCCAAATCCTTGAACGGGAGGGCTTTACGAGGGCCGTACCAGCAAAAACAGCCGTAACCGCGCGATCTCGCCCCATGAGCGAGGGTGAAGCGGTCTACGCCCTGATGCGCGAAAACCCGGGCATGACGCTCCAAGCCGCACGCCGCGAAGTCAAACGCCGCCGCGGCGATGAGGACGACTTCTCCCCCGAGCTCGTCCGCACTGCCACCTACCTCGCAGCCCGCGCCGACTTCAAGGAGAGCAGCCACTTGGGAAAGCCCTGTGGCGCCTCCCACATCCCCAAGGCGCATGAGGGCCAGAAGGGACGAGGTGCTGCAACTTCCGAGAACGACCAGAAGCGCAAGGCCGCAACCGTCGCTGCTGTCGCCGGAGGCGCAGTCGCCGTGGCTGTTGCTGGCACCGTTGCTTACAACCTCAAGACCCTGAGCGATCCGACGAAGTCCCCACTCACTCCGAGCCCGGGCATCAAAGACCTCGTCAAATCCATGAAGCAAGAAGCCAGCACCAAAAGTGCCAGCGAAGCCATGGGCTACTACTACACCAAGAAATCCGGCCTCAAACCGGGCGACGTGGTCTATTTCCGCAATGAAAGAGACCCAGCTGCGCACTTCGGCATCTATCTGGGAGAAGGTAAAGACGGCATAGTTCGGGCCGTCATCGCCAACACGAACAAGTCCCGCTTCAGCTGGACAGACGTTACCGAGATCGGCGCCACTAAGCCTGGGTTGAAAACCTCACAGGCCCTGATGACACCTTTGATCAAGGCTCCTGATCCCAAGTTCAAAGCCAGGACGGGTGCTCCCTTCACTAACGAAGAAGTTGTAAAACGCGCGATCCGCATCGCCGGTACTGACTACAGGTTCTCTCTGACCCGGGACAACTGTGAAGCCCTAGCTAACGGCATTGCTTACGGCGTCCCCGAGTCCGAACAGCTCCAGCGTTTCCGTCGCGCCACACGCGCCGTAGTTGACCTCGGCGTCTCCCGTGGACAACGTCGAGAAGGGCGCGAAGCCATCTATCAAGGTCGCGCTCAAGGCCGTAGCTACACCGCAACCGAGTTCGTCACCTTCCTTCAAGGCCAACGCGAGTTCAGCTCTCCGGTAGGCAAAGACCTCGCCAAGCAATACTCCCAGTACTTCGAGGGTTCCCGTCTTGATGCGGAGCGTGCCGGCGGTGGCTTGATCAGCCCTGACGAGCTTTGGTCCCGCATTAAGACCTACGGCCCCGCGGTGCGGGCACAAGCCATGACGGACTACCTCCTCATCCAGCGCTCCCTGGTGGAGATGGAACGTGGACGTAGTTGAGCAGTACAACCGCACCCTCCGCACCACCGAGGACGGCACCCTGCGTCTGCTGAACCGTGTCCTCGACCAGGCCTTCAACCGCCTGGTCCGTCGGACCCGGATCCACATGAAGGCCGGCTACTCCGATCCGACCCAGCGCAACCTCGCCTTGCTGCAGGAGTTCCGGCAACTGATCCCAGCTATTCGGCCCGACAAGGTGGACGCATACGACCGGTTATTCCGGAATCTCGTGCGTGACGCCTCTGGTCTCGGCTTGGTCGTCAGCCAGAAGTTGACCACCCAGATGCGCCCAGACACGCCGCGCATCGATGTCTCCATTCCCTTGGAGGCCACGGTGGC